AGAGATTCTTTTACTAGCGAATTGATTTCTTTCCTCATTGTTGACGAAAGTATTCCTTGTGCATTTTTTTTAAGAGATTCTTCCAAATTTTTTATTTGGAATAATGTGTCTTCTATCATGTTTTTTTCTCCCATTGATATTTTCTTTACAATATAAATATTGGTGTTTAGGGAAAAATTCTATATAAAATAAAAAAGGGGATAAAAATATCCCCCTTAGTCATAAAAAAATAATTTTTTTATTAGTCAATTACTTCGTCAATTTTACTTTCAGTTATTGATGTGATCCTCCAATCCATCGTATAATTTTCATAAACCTTAGTTACTTTTGCTTCAACATCAGTAGGTGTGTAACCTAAAACTAATTTTTCTTCTTTTACTTTTTTTACTCTTCCAGATTCTGAATCTAACAAATCTGATGTAATCTTTGCTACAAAATATTTTTCTCCTTGTTCCATAATTTTTTTTATTTACCCAAATAATCGGATAATCTTTTCATTAAGTCAAGAGATTTGTTACCAGATCCACCAACATTTCTTTCTACGGTCATTCTTTTTTCTTCTTCTAAATTCTCATCAAATTTATGTCTATCATTTTTATCTAAAAATAAATAAGCACCAGGTGTTGACGGTGAAGAAACTAAATCAAAACAAATTAATTCAAAATCATCTTGTACTTCATTTTGTTCCCCAACTTTTTTAAGTGACCCAACACCTCTAGAAGAAATGCCAAGTGTTACACCTTGTCTAAGATAGTTTGCCGCCATATCACCTTTTGTTGATACAATCCCTCTTTCGTGAAAACCTGGACTTGTAAGTAATTTTAATTTACCCAATAATACTGGTCCGTCCCACCATACTTCGGTAATCATATGTGATACCCTATCAAGATCAATTAAAGAAGATTCAGGGTGGTTAAGTTCTGAAAGGGATGTTCCTTTCTCAATCATCTTTTTATAATTCTCAGCTTCTCTTTTTAATATCTTTTCTGGATAAACCCTACCATTTCTATTTGGGGTATCGTATTTTTGTAATACGGCATAGAACTCAAATGGTTTTGAATAATCCAAGAAGTTTTGAGATTCCATAATGTAATGGTTATTTTGTGATTTTGGATTTATATATCCAGCGTCATATTCGATAAGGATTCCTTTACCAGTTTCGTTTGGTCCTAAAATTTTCATATTTAAATTTTATTATAAATATTAAACTTTTTCGGTTTTTACTTTTAAAGGTTTGGTATTTCCATTTTTTGTTAGATAAAACTTAAAATAATCATTCTTGTTAAATACGTCTGAATAAATTTCTTTGGTGATATTTTTTAGATATTTTTTTAATTTCACTGATTTGAAGTCAATTTCTTGTGTTAAATATAAATTTATTTCTAAATTCATAAAAGATTTTTTTTTCATTTGTAATCCACTTGTTCTTAAATCTAAATCTACAATAAATTTATCGTCAAAAAGTTCTTTGTTTATGTTGTTAAAAACAGAGTGTTTAACACTTCTATTCATATTCAGAACAACTCTTGTCCAGTTTTCTGCTTCTTTTTTGGGTTCTACCCAGGTTTGGATATTCAAATAAAGTGATTTGAATTCTTTGGAATCTACTGTTCCATAACTTACTTTGGATGTTCGAAATCCGTTAATTTTTGAGGTTTTTCCCTTTTTCATAAAAATTTTTCATAGTCTCAATGTTTATTTTAGTAAAATTTACATAATTTTGTAATATATATCAAATATAATAAAATCATTTATGTTAATAGTACAAGTAAAAAAAAACGACATCGAAAGAGCCCTAAAAGAATTAAAAAGTAAGGTAATCAGAACCAGACAAAATTCCCATCTTAATAATAGAAAAGAATTTACAAAAAAGTCTGTCGAAAAAAGACAGACTTTACAAAAGGCTATTTACATACAAAGACTTAAAAATCTAGATTAAATACTTCTATTTAGTTCTTGTAATTTAAAAAACGAAATTCTATCAAAATTTTCATTTTGTAGTCTATTTAATGTTTCATCTATTGTTTTAATAACTTCAGAATCCGCTTCATTTTTTTTGATATCTTCTAATTTATCAACAACATCTTCTTTTAGAAGTTCATATTTTAACTTTAATTTATTTTCATCTTCAGATAAAATTTTTGTTAAAGTCTTTTTACTTTCTTCATTTAATGAATTAATAAATTTACTTAATGTTTTATTTGCAACATTTACCAATTTTTCTACCGGTAAATTTTTTACGGTTTCCATTTGTTTCGGACTATTTTTTAAATTTTCAAGAATAATTTTTTTACTTTTAACTTTATTTTCTAATGTTAAAACACTTGTTGAAAACAAATTATCTAAATTTTCATAATTATTTTTAGTTTTAATGTGTCCAACCCATAAACTTAATTCTTCTAAATTTTTTTTAGAAATTTTATTAATTGTGTTTTCATATATAACTATTGATTGGTTTATTAGTTCCGAAGCAATAGATTCGTTTAATCCCTTGTTACTTGATAGTTCATCATACAAATAATAAAGTTTACTAATGTTTTTATTTTCTAATACTAATTCATTAAAAACAAATAATGTGTTCTTAAAAGAATTTTTTTTGTATGACTCTGTAAGTAATTTTTCAATTTTACTTTTTATTAAACCAAATTTCATAATTATTTTTAATTATAAATATATCAATCTTTAAGTATTTTTAATAATTCATTTTCCATATCACCAAGAGAACTATTTTTTATTATAAAATCATCATCATTTGATTCTAATAATAGGTTTTCTAGTTTAGCTCTACTTTCTGGTAAACCACCTAAATCACCTCCTCCTGGCGGTGGTGGTGGTCCTCCTCCTGGTGGTGGTCCTCCTCCTGGTGGTGGTGCTCCTCCAGCTGCTTCTCCACCTTCAGTTGTTCCACTTACAGTTTTATATAATTTATCGATATTATCAAACAAACCAGTATGAGTAATAATTGTTGCGGTATTTGCAAGTTCTGCCGCAACAGCTCTTTCCATTCTTTGTCTTTGAGTATCCAGTTTAATATCCTCATCTGAAAACCCAAAAATGTGTTTTTTAGCCCAAGTAGCAGATGTTGGTGCTAATGTATTTGGGATTTCTGTAACCATATCTTTGTATAGTGTTACTTTTTCTTTCCACACATCAACCATTAAAAGGTCTGCTTGTTTTGATGGATTATTTAACCCTAAAGTAAAGTTTTGTAATTCATCTTCAAAACCCAATAGAAATAAATGAATTATTGCAACTTTATTTAATTCTGATAAAATATTTTTTTGTATTCTATTAATTGTTCTTGCAAAACGAATATCAAGTAATGATAAGTTTTTACCATCACCAACAACTTCTTCAAAACCTAAATAAGCTTTTGGTATTCTTAGTGCTGTAACAAGTTTCTTTTGGATGTACTCAATATCCGCAATTTCCGATAGATTTGTTCCACCTGGCAAAGTTTCAATTGGCATTGTTTGTGTTGCATCTCTTACTGGAATAAAATAATCTTGGTCAACAGCCATTTGATTAAACCTTAAATCGACATTACCTGTTTTAGAATCAACAACCTGATCTCTTTTAAATTTGTTTGCAACACGTTGTACATATGGTTCAACATCTTTATCATCCATATTTCCAACAAATACTTTAAAAACCCTTCTTTCTGGTGCTCTAGATGTACGATAAATTAACATCGCATCTTCGGCCAATACAAGTTGTTTCCAAATACGTCTTGCTTTTTCAAGCATAGATGTACCATAAGGAAGTTTTCTATCATCACCAAGTAATCTAAAGTGTGCAATTTCAAAAGTGTTGAAAGACATATTCTTTTCTTTCCAGTTAAACCTTAATCCTTTTTCAGCTGGGTTATTTTCAGAATTTGCCGTCTTTGGCGTCATCCCCCTTTCTAATCTTTCAATCTCGATGTTTGGTAATTGTACACCACCAATAATTCCTTTTTCAGGGTCTAATTTTAAATAAACAAAATTATCACCATACTTACAAGTGTTTCTAATCCACATTTGTAAGTTTGTGTTAATATCTAATGTGTTATTAAATAAATCTGCAAGAATTGCTTTTATTCTTTTTGATTCAGAATATATTTGTAAAATATGTCCGTCTTCATTTGGGGTTGTAGATTCTTCAGCGTATATATCAAGTGCTGTTGAAATTTCTGGTGTGAACTCCATAGATTCGTAATCATAAAATGCCGCTAGTCTTGTTGGTTCGTAATAAATTGCTTGAGTATAAAGATTGCTTTCTATTTTTTGCCATTGATTTGATAAATATAGTGTTTGTTGAGCTTGGAGTTTTTCCTTCTCAAATTCATTTTTATCTCTTGTTTTTAATAGGTCTTGTTTACTAAACTTATGTGTTGGTACATCTTGTCCTAATAATGAATTAGGACCAAATGCTTTATTAAGTCTTTGCCAAACTGTAAGTTGATTTGTATTTTGTTCCATAATAGAAATTTAATTTATAATTATCAAATATAAATATTCACTAGTATATAATGTTTTCACCACTTTCTGTTAGTATTGGCTCTTGTGTTTCAGTTAGAATGTAAAAAGTCTCAACAGTCGGTGTTGGACTTGGTGTAGGTGGTGTAGGGCTCGGTGTTGGTGTTTGACTTGGTGTTGGTGTTGGTGTTGGTTGTGGTATTTCCCTAAAAGTATCTTTTGGGGTTCCTCTTTTATATTGAAAAGTTGGTGGAAAATTTTTTACCGAATATATTGGTTGGTCAGGTACTACTAAATTAGCTCCACCAAATATTCTACCCGAAGTTTTTCTTCTATCTAATCCCATTTTAATTATCTTTTACCCCCAAATAACCAACCATATTTTATGTAATCATCTTTTGATGGTCCAGAATTCATTTTCATACGTTCATTAAGCATATGACCATTTGGAATTACTGGGTCAAAATGAATTTGTTTACCAACAGAATCGTTGTTTGCTACGGTCCAAGATTCTATCATAACTTTTGTTTTCTCAACAACTTTTTCTAATTTTGTAAATGAAGATTCACCAACATATATTGCCATTGAAATTCCCATTATAAGGTCATCGTGCTGACCCCTTTGATGGTCAGGTCTTCCATTCACATAAACAAAAGTGTTCATCTCGTTATATAAACGAACACTTTTAATTTTAAATTTATGTCTAACATACTCCTCAAAGGCAGCAATAATTTGAACACGTTTGTTGTTAAAATTTATTCCAGGGATTTTATCTTGATTTTTTGGATTATAAGACCAAATATTTGTAGAATCGACACCATCAATGTATAAATTTTTATACCCAAGTTCTTGCATTTTTCTTACCGTTGTAATTCCCATACCACCTGTTATATCGACAACACAAAATGCGTTATACATTAATCCCCATTTATATGCAATTTCAGCTAGAGCGTCTGGTGGTATTTTCCCAACATATTCTAAAACTTGTTCTCTTTCATCAAAATCAATTATTTGAATAGACGAAAAGTCTTCACTATCCCCACGGGATACGTCAACACCCATAATGTATTTATGTCCTTGTTCTGGTTCTTTCCACATCCACAAAGAATTTCCCATCATTTTATTTGGGGCATCTTGTATTGTATTTGTTTTTATCCATTCCAATTCTTTAGAATCAAATACGTTATCACCTGATCCTAGAAATTCACAGTTAAGCTCTTGGTTAATTTTACGTTTATCGTATTTTAACTTTTTAACCATTTTTTCATACCAAGTAGAACAAGGTTTATATCCTTGTGAAAAATATTCTTTTATTTTTTCATAATCTCTTTCATATGGGTCTGTATCGGCAAATGATATATTTTTAGAGTGGTCTTTTTCGTCTTTATTTAGTAGATAATCAACCATATCATCAGTCGGAACCAAAAATAAATCTTTAGAATATCTTGGGTCTTTCCACCAAAACATTTCAGAAATTTTAAAGTTGTTAATCCCTTTTACTGCTTGATTATATACATCATAATAAATTGGGTCGTATCCATTCGGAGTTGAAACAACAATTACTTTACCACCAGTAGATAGAGATGCCATACAAGCAGCCCAGAAATCACCATCAGCTTCTATAAACGCAGCCTCATCAAATACAAGTACCGTAGGGGTATAACCCCTCAAGGCATCTCTTGATGTTGCAACAGCTTTTACTTCACAACCATTTGTCAGTTTATAATGTCTTTGTGAATTTTTATCTGGTGAAAATGAAGCCCCAACCCATTTAGGCCATTGGTCAACAAAGGCTCTAATTTTATTTGCCATTTCCATTGATGTATCAAGTTTGTTGGCAATAATCAATATTTTTTCTGGACGTTCTTTTTTGGCAAATACAAGTTTTTTTGAGACCCATGCCGCAGTTACTGTTGATACTCCGGCCTGACGATATTTTAATGCAATGTTTTCTTCGTAATCTTCGTAATCCTTGAGAAGTGATACTTGATCTGGGAATAACTCTAAAGGTACGTATTGTGAAACGGTATTATCATATGTCTGTAAGTATGTTCTTAATGCGTATGGTGTATCTTTCATACATCTTACATACTCAAGCATTATTTGTTCTTTTGATAAACTCATAAAGATATTTTATAAAATAAATATTCAGAAAAAAAATCTTTTAAATAAAATTAAATTATTATGATATTTATTTAAAAAATTGAAGTGATGCTTGATGAAAATGAAAAAAATAGAATACTAAATCTTCATAATTTTTATAAAAATAATTATGTTGGTACAAGTTTAACCCCATTAATTGAGTCTAATATAGTTCAGGGTAAAAAAAATGACCCTTGGGAATACAAAGAGGTTGGAAATAGTTATTTTGTTAAAAAAAAGGGCGACTTATCAAATAGATGGACTAAAGTTAGTGGAAATGCTGAAATTGAAGTTGCAAAACTATTTGGTAAAAAAATTCAAAGCGACTTATATTCTTTTTTTAAGAATGAAACTCAATCTGACATGTTTAGAGCTTGGATTATAAAAAATTTCCCAAACACGGCTAAAAAATACAACCTTGAACCGACTGGACCTTACAATGATGAAACAATTAAAAAAGTCGCAAACACTAGGGTTACAACTAAAAATTTTGATAACAAAAAATTAGGATACATATTTTTTAAATTAAATAAAAAAGCTTCGTATACAAGTGATGAACCAGGTAAAACATTACCATCATTAGTAAAAACTGGTTTTAAAATAAATGAAAACAGGTGGGAGGAAAATCTTGGTTATTATGTTGATAAATGTACACAGGCTGGTTGTGCTGAATATACATACGACATGATTGGTCAGAAATTTGGTGACGCTTGGCAAGCTTATAAAGATTTTGACGTTTACTCAAGTGTTAATTCTAGCCTTGTTTCAAAAATGGAAACTCTTTTCAATAGTATAAATAAAAAAGGTTCACCAGGATTAAATCAAGTTACAGATGACGATGAGACGGCAAAAAGTATAATTATAGATCTAATACCAAATCAAAGTAAATTTTCTAGTTTAGGTTTAGGGACTGTTGTTGGTTTATATTATCCAGACTCATCAAATTTTGATTTAGCATTTTTTCAATCGGCTATAGGTAAATTTAGAGACCAAAACGGTACTTATTATCCTTTACGTGCACCATATTTTTGTAAAGACCCAAATAACTGTTATGGTACTAGATGGAAAGTTGAGGATGATAAAACTACAACTCAATTTAAAGCTGGACCAACATTAAAAAGTGGTAAGTCTTTTATACCAAATACACATTTAGGTTTTATAGGATATATAGATGAAAAAGGTGAACCATATGTCGTACATAGTGTTCATAAAACGGTTTATGCTTACCCCGTTTCAAAGATGGTTCCTGGTCAAACCCTTTCAATAATATGGGCTGGCAATCCAGATGAGGTAAAATAATTTTATGAAAGTTTTAATCACAGAAGAACAACTAAAAAATTTAATATTAAGGTTAAAAACTCAAATTAATGAGGTTGACACAAATGTTGCATTAAAAAACGCATACAAGTGTGGTTACACAACTCTAGAACAATACAAAAAAAATAATTGGAAATGTCCCTCACAATTACTACTAAACGCAAAAAAATGTGGTTGGTCTGAAGTAAAAGGTTGTGAATCACCAACATCATTAAATTGTGCTCCAATAATTTTTAAATACACAGCCTCAAAATTTAGATGTACACCAGGAAAAAAACAATATTTAAAACCAGACGAATTTACCGAATTACAAAAAATTTTAGACAAATATGGTGTTGATTATGATCAAAAAAAATATAGTGATACTTTAAAATATAATATTGAAAGACAAGATAGGCCAGATTTAACCCAAGGTGAAAATTATTGTAAACCATTTTGTATAAGTAAAGAAATATCTTGTTTTTTAACTACAATAAGAAAGAATTACGAAAAAATTAAAACAAAATTAAGTGGTATTTCTGATGATGAATTATTAACACTAACTAAAATTGCAATTGGTTTATTAGCTTGGCAATCAAATTATGGGAAAATTGACAGACTATATGATGTTGAGACAAAAAATATTTTAGGTGTTGAGATTAATCCTTATGATGTTTACACAAAACCAGTTGGTTCTTCAGCTTTAAAACAATACGCAAAATACTCAAATAAATCAGAACCTAGTTTTGGTCCGGCCGAGTTTCAAATTTCAAAATATGAAGACACGGGTATTGAAAAGGAATTTGGTTATGGTATCGAGAGTGTGATTGGGTCTGGCTTAGCTGCAATGGTTACAACTTGGAATGGTTACCTTGACGCTAAAAAAATTGGTTTATCATCACAGCCTTCTGAAAACGAAATAGCGAAAAATAATGGTTTTTGGAAAAATGGTATAAACGGTACTGGAAACCATTTATGGGATATTGCAATATCGTTGCATTCTTGGCCAAAAGAAAAAATGGTAACTAAATACTGTGAAACAGCAAGTCCATTTTTTGCAGGACCTTGTAATTCCGATACTTATGAACCATTCCAAAATGAAGCTAAATGGAAAGAATGGTTAAACTCAACACCAGAGCTTCAACAGTTTGTCAAAAAAACAAAAATGACATATCCTGGTAAAATTAAAGTGTTGAGAAATAAACCAATTTTAAATTATTTTCCTTTACTTAGAGGTGCTCATGGTGATATTGTTGGTGGTGGCGTTGATAGTAAAACTATGGTTGAGTACGTAGCAAATAAGATACAAAATTATGGTTGTGTAAAACTTACTGGTACTAAAATAGATACTATACAACCAAACAAATCAAAAAATTACGGAGGTAGTTATTCAGTTTAAAATTTTACCAACATTAAGCTTTCAAATTTTGATTTGTCTTTGATAAAGAAATCCAAGTCTAGACCAAAATTCTTAGTAAATTTTTTATATTTTGTTTTTTTTCCGACCGCAATAGTGTGTTGCCAAATTATTGTTTGATTCTTATTAAAATTTTTAGGTTCTTTTTTAGACTTATAATTCCAAGTCCAAATAACATTATTGAAATTACCTTTTAAAAATTTATTAAACATGTCTCTTGAGACATAAATAATTGGTTTTTTACCATAATGATTTTCCAAAGTATTTAAAAGAATTTTAATTTCTTTTTGAACTTTATTTTTGTCTTTTATATCAACTTCATATAGTGAGACTAAATCTACAGCAGGAGGTAAAGAATTTTTTTCTTTTGGTACTATCTCAATAAAATTTTTTGATTGTACTTTACCACTTATTTCTGGTCTGAAAACATGGTACGCACCTCTTAAAATACCAACTTTTTTAGTTCCAATCCAGTTGTTTTTAAATTCACTATCTTTAAATGATTTACCTTCGGTTGATTTAATATAAATAAAATCAAAAAGTTCTTTGTCACCTTTAGACCATTTTATTTTTCCCTGGTGATGTGATAAATCAGCACCAATCAAATATTTTTCTGTTTTGTTTGTTTTAGAAAAAAAATTAAAAGGTAAAATTAATACTAGTACAGTAAATAAATAAATTTTGTTTTTTAGTTTCATATTTGTTTTTTTTAGTGTTTAACAAATATATAAACTTTATTTGTATTGACAAAATTATTTACAAAGTTTTTCTTTCATAACAGAAACCAAAGATTTAGAACCAGACATTTTACTTATATTTTTAGGTGAATATGTATCTTCTTCCTCAAAACTACTAGGTGTTAATCCAGAACAAGTAAAAAATAAACCTTTAGGTCCTAACCAAACTTGTTCATTATTTATAGTTTTATTTTTCCAAATTGTGCTTTTGTTTACTATAAATTTTTCATTATTTTTATTTGTTAGAGCATGTGAATACAATGTTGTATAGTCCTTACTTTCAGTAATAACTTTTTTTATAATTTTTACTAAATCATTTTCACTTAATTTAATTATTTTTTTCATAATAAAAATTTTACAAACCTAATCTTGTTAAAATATCGTCGTCCTCTTCGTCGTCATCGTAGTCATCATCATCGTCATCACCTTCTTTGTATTTTTTGTAATTAGCTTTTGCTTGTTGTAATAACTCATTAAACTTTTTCTTTGCTTTTTCGTTATCTGATGGACTATCTGAAACAACATTTGCAATTACATTTTTTAAAAATTCTTCAGCTGGAATACTATAAAGTAGTTGCTCAAAGAAAGGAATGTATTTTTTACCTTCGTTATCTAAAGTTAATTCATCTGGAAGTAATGTCCTTAATTTTCTTACAAGTTCACCACCAACTCGGAAATTCATTGGTTCATTAACCATTGTATCTGTTTGACCAATAACTTGAGTTGCCATTTCTGGGTCCATATCTTTCCATTGTGCTCTAGATTGTATCATTGAAAATGATTTGAATAATTCGTGAAGTAAAATTGGAAAAATTAACCCATTAGCGTAATAAGTGTCATTGTCATCTTGTTCTTCACCACCCTCATCATCGTCCTCATCTTCATCATCGTTACTTTCTTGTTTTTTACCTGCGGCACCAGCAGCATTTCCACCAAGAGCTTCAATTAAATCTTCATCGGTAAAATACATCAAATCGTTTGCACCCATAATTTTATTATAAAGTGGATATAATCCTGGATCAATTGCGTCTAGTCTATCTTTATACATTTGGTATGCAAACTGACCACGTTTTCCTTTACCCATTATAATTGCGTTGATTACATTTCTCTTTTCAATTTCTAATTGTTTCTGTTCTTCTGGTGTAAGTTCATCAATATCAAAAGAAAAATTTGGGGGTAATGGAAGTTTTTGTTCTTTTTGTGGTTTCATCTTAAAAATTCCTGGGTCAATTGCTTGTTCACCTAAAAATGTTAGCATATTAACAAAATCAAATTCATATACAACACCACCATCTTTTCTTTCCTTAACAACCAATCCTTTTTCAATCGCTTGCTCCATATTATCAGAGTAAGGTAACCAACCTTCTTCTTTTGCCGCAATCTCAACAGCCAAATCTCTTAATTGTTCTTTATACCTAGGTTCAAGTTGCATAGCTTGTCTAACAGCTTGCATTTGTGCTATTTGTATTGCCATTTTAACTTGTGGGTTTGTAATATTTTGTTCAGTACCAAAATACCTTTTTACGTAATCAACAACTTCTTTAAATCTTTTACCAGCAATTTTTTCAACATCTGAAACACCACCTCTAAAAGCTCTATTTTTTGCGTAGATACCTTCTGGGTCCTCAATTCTTTGTTGAGTTCTTGGGTGCATTCTTTCTTCGTAATCACCATAATCAACAGGTGCTTCCTTTACTATTTTTCTTACAAGTCTTTCTAAATCTTTATTTCCCATTTTTTTAATTTCTTAGAATTGATGTTATTGCTGACATAAAATCATTTTTTTGGTCTTCAGCTTTTGGTTGTTCTTCAACACCTGGACTTGGATCTTTGAAAGGGTTTTTCCTTCTTGTTGGATTTTTTGTTCCTGGTTTTGTTTTAGTTCTTTCTTTTTCTTTTGTATCTGCTTTTGGTTGTTCTTCAACACCTGGACTTGGGTCCTTAAAAGGATTTTTTCGTCTTGTTGGTGTTTTAGTTTTTTCTCTTTCTTTAGTTCTTTCTTTTTCTTTTGTGTTTTCACCCAATTCTTTTTCCATACTAAACATTTTTCCTATTGGTTTTTTCATCATACCTTCTTTTGTTTCTGGTTGAAACATAGTATTTTTCTTTGGATTGTTCAACATAAACTTTTCAGACTTATCGACTTTTTCTTGGATTGTTTTTAACAACTCACCTTTTGACATACTAGGCTCAATATGTTTTTCAATCATATTGAATATTTGTTCTTCTAAATACTTTTCATAATTTTCGTCTGTATTTTTTCTTGTTTTTCTTTTGACAGTTTTTTCTGGATGTTTTTTTTCTGGCATATTTTTATATTGTTTTTTTGATGTACTATCGGAAAATTCTCTAGCCATTTCACACCATTTTTTTTTCTTAACACCTTTACTTGTATTACATTTAGCCCAAAAGAATCCTTGTTGTGCTTTTGATTCAAATTTTTCACTAATCGGTTCAACTTTAGCATTTGATGGTAATTGAGCTTTTAAAGAACCATTTAAATCCATATTTATACCATTTACATTAACTTTTCCAGAACCAGTTACGTTAACGTTTTTCATATTGTCTTGTTCTTGACTTATTGAAACGGCCTCTGTTGATTCTTCTTTTTTATCTTCAGGTATATCTAAATCTTTTGCTATTCTATATACTTCAGCACCTAAGTCAGTAATTCTATTGGAGTTAGGTGATTTTGCGTGACGAGCAACCATTTTCATTTTTTCCAATGCTTCTTTATAGGATAAACCATCTGGATTTTCAATACCTAAATATTTTTTAATAAAAGCCTTCATAGATTTCAAAGAATCTTTTTTTGCTTGCCCAACATCACCCATAGGTCTGGATTTAAAAAATTTTTCAGATAATAATTTAACTTCGTTTGGTTTCATTTTAGAAATTGTACTAAAATGGAATCCATTTTCTAATAATATACTGACGTTTCTGTTAGTTTTCATAAACAACTTTTTTTTCAAATTGCAACACAAGATCTCTCTCGTATAATTTATCTTTTACATCCTGTTCTTGGTCCCCATATTTGAAAACCAATCTTTTCACCAATGAAAAATCAATTTCATCTTCTTTTTCCCAACCTAGGGCAATAACACCATCAATTGAATCTTGAACTGAAAATACATCGGAATTTTGTACCAACTCCAATGTAATTTCATTATGTGTTAATGTCCCAACTTTTTTTACGTGGTCAACATCTGGTGGACTTGGGTAACCGTTTGCCGGTCTTGCTTCCCAATTTTCACCCCAAACATCTTCCAAAGAGTCACCAAAAATAAATTCATAAATGTTTTCACCTTTATAATTAGGTCCCAAACCATTTATGTATAATAAGTAACTCATATTACTAATCCGTTGATAGTAATTTTTGTATTAACAACTCCTTCTTTAAAAACCAAACTTCCTTTATTTGTTTTTCCGACAAGAACTGAAATTGGATTTTTTTCCATATATTTTAATGCCATTCTTTCTTGTTTAATGTTTTCAGAAAGCATCTTAACATTTTTAGAATTTGTTTCTTTTATTTTTTCGTATTTTTCTAATTTTTGAATTTTTTTCGTTTCTTCAGAAATTATTTCTTTTTTCTGTGTTGTAAAATATTGTGAAATAATTTTATCAACTTTTGATTCCCCAAATGTTCCGTGTGAAAAATGATTATAAGTGTGTCTTGGTTCTCTAGCACCACGTCTAGTATATTCTTCACCCCATTCACTTGTCATATCTTTTAGACCTTGTGCCATTTCTGATTTAACACGATGATTAATTGCTTGACCAAGTGTCGCCATTTCACCTAAATCATATTCTGTCATTTCACCGCCAGCTGGTGGTGGTGGAGGTAACGCACCCTCTTCTTCATCAGATGTTGGTTCTGGTAATTCTTCATCACTCATTTCTTCATCTTCCAAATCTTCATCATCTTCTTCATCCCCTTCTTCATCTAAGTCACCTTCTAATCTAGATATTATTTCCTCTAAATCGTCATCATCTAACAAATCAACGTCAAGTGCGGACAAAATAGAATTTATGATGTACTTAACATCATTAGGATCCATATCATCTTCACTATTATATTTTCTAATTCTTTGTGCTAATTTACCTGTAAGTTTTTGAATTACTTTAAATGTTGTTCCACCTTCTTTTTTTGATTTTCCTCCATCTTCCGATTCTTCTTCATCACCCATATCATCCATAGGTGGTGGAGGCAATCCTTCTTCTCCTCCAGTTGCACTCATATCTGGTGGTGGAGGTAATCCTTCTCCGCCCATATCATCCATAGGTGGTGGAGGCAATCCTTCTTCTCCTCCAGTTGCACTCATATCTGGTGGTGGAGGTAATCCTTCTCCGCCCATATCATCCATAGGTGGTGCTGCCGGCATTGGTGCCGGAGCTGCTACTGGTTCTGGTGGAGGTAAAGCTCCTTCA